TAGGACTGATGACAGTGCGACTATGGCTCGCTTTGAGTACATGGCAGGCGAGAAACTCGGCAAGATCGAGATCAAGAAGCACAAGGTCGTCCGGCACCGGATCGATAAGCAGGATGGTAATTTCAGATTTCATAAACATGACGTAAAATATTAGATTATGAGCGACGCGGTAATGATGGGAATAATGGTCGGTGCGATCCTTGGAGGATTAACCCTTTTATTTTGGGGTATTAATGCCCTTATCAAACTGATAACAGGGAAGGATTACAAGCTCCATATATGGGCGGCAACCCTTTTAAGTTCAGACAAGTCAGCATACGAAGAAGCAGTCAAACCTAAAACTGAGAAATAATGGAAAAAGTTATTGGAGCAATCATAGGGTTTGCCCTATTAGTGGCAGTCGTATCGGTCATTATGGCATTCCCCGTCATGTGGTGCTGGAACTGGGTAATGCCTGACATATTCGGTCTGGCTGAATCAAGTCCAGTTCATCGAGTAATAAGAGTGATTAAATTTGGAATTCTCGGATATTATACATATCTTTGCAGTCCGATTTTTAACTTAAATTAAATTCAAAAAGTAATGGCAGAAACAAAGAAGAGTAAAAGTAATCTAACCTTTTGGGACTCAGTGGCTACCACCGCTGTATCGTCCACAAAGGAAGTCAGTCACGGCAAGCGGAAGTTCACCGCCATAGACGCCTACTCTCAGATCAAGACAGCTACCGACAAGTTCGGTATGTTTGGTACTGGTTGGGGTGTACGTAGGCCTGTTTTCAGCTACATCTTGGATCAACTAATCGTGTATAAGGCTGTCCTGTTCTATGTGAACGAGGATGGTAGGGAGGGTTTGGTTCCTATCGAGGCTTCCGCAAAGCTGTACATGGGTAAGGACTTCAAAACCGGAGAGCCTAAGCTGGATGATGACTGTGTGAAAAAGGTCGTTACCGACGCCCTGACTAAGGGACTGAGTAAGTTAGGATTCAATGCCGATGTATTCCTCGGTAAGTTCGACGACAACAAGTACGTCCAAGAGCTGAAGGAGAAGCAGGCTGGTGAAACCTCGGCAGACCTGAAGGGTGAGCTGATTGCTGAGCTTGGTATCACTACCGACCTTGGAAGAGTGAAGACTATTTGGGCTGGTAACCCCGGCCTGAAGACTGACGAAGAGTTCAAGGAGGCTGTGAAGGTAGCCAACAACCGCTTAGCACCTAAGCCAGCGCCAAGTGAGTAAGCCATCCGAAATAGATCAAATACTGGGAGTAGAGGGTGATATTATCCCTCTCTCTCAGTCTTTTGTGAAGAGGTACTGGAGCTACAAGCTCGAAGAGTACTGCGGTAAGAAGCTTCAATTGGTAGACCTTGAGAAGAAATTCAAAGAAGAAGATAAGGAGATTTGGAAGCTGGGTCACTGGTTTGAGTATTGTTGCACTAAACAGGTGAATAGGGATGGCTCTATTCCTGAGAGGCCCGTTACATCGACAGGGAAGCCAACTGCAAAAACCAAGTACGTTGAAGAGCAGGCCGAGCGGTTCAAACTGCTCGTGAAGAAGAATAAAATTGACATTCAGGAAACCGGAGAAGTACTGATCCACATCGACAAAGACTTAGGGTTCAGACTTAAAGGTATACTGGATGTTCGCGCTATAATTGAGGGGCATATGGCTGTGCTCGATATCAAGTCCTCCGGACTTCTCGGAGATGAATGGAAACCGTATGGGTGGCACCCCGGAACCTTCAATCAGCGTGACCAGCTAACCATTCAGGTGGTGGCATATAAGTACCTCGCATGGAAGCAGATGGGTATACGTGATATACCGTTCTACTATGCAATTCACTCTACAACCAACGGCATCGACTCTGCCTACTGGAAAGTCAAATTGAAAGACTTCGACGTAGCTATGAGTCACCTCGAAGATACCTTAGCTACTGTAGCTGATGGCATTAGAGATGATAAGATGCTCGGTTTTACTCCTTACCCGACGGTAAAGGAGTGTGAACAATGCCCAGTGGAGGGGTGTGCTCACAGGATATTAACTCCAGATTTAGTAACTGTCGAGATAGATGGTATTTATCACAACGATGCAGATTTTGCCTTATGATGAAGCTAGGATTTTTCAGACACAATGCCGATAAGGTCAGGAAGCCACGAAAATTGACGCAAATGGACTTCTTTATTGTACTATATGTGAGCGAACAAGATTACGCTACTAAGTACATGATTAGGAAGTACGTCACCAATTCAAATGGAACAGTGACAGAATCTCTTACATACCTCGTGAAGCAGGGCATGCTGAAGGTAGCTCGTGAAGCTAAGACGGCAAGAGGAATGTCAAGGCACTACGCCGTTGGGATAAAAGGACGACATATGGTAAGTGATTTTTATACACTCATGGAACGTCCTGTTAATTAATTATTTACACTTATAAAAAAGTCACACTTATGGCAACAGGAAGTATCGCCCTTACGGGTACAGTAGTAGAAGTTCAAGATGAAGTGAAAGTTTCTGAGAGCTTCAAGAAGCGGATAATCAAGGTTGATATTGACGAAGACACTGAATACTCGCAAAGGGTTGTAATTGAGTTCGTTAATGACAAGACCTCTCTCTTGAGTAAGTATAGCGCTGGTGATAAAGTCACCGTCGATATCAATATCAGGGGTAAGGACTTCACTAAGGACGGTAAGACCAGCAACTTTACGAAGTTGAATGGTTGGAGAATCAAGGGATTCGCAGCTGGTGGTCAAGACGGTGGTCAAGATAGTGGTCAGGGTACCACTGATGACATGCCCGGAGGTAATATACCAGCAACCCCAGCACCCGATGCTGGTGGAGATAAAGGGCCGGATGACCTGCCGTTCTAGTAACTAATGACAGTGTGGCGCGGAAAACCTCCCTGTATAGCAGCAGGACGTGCGATATAAGCCTCTACACATAGTAGTAGCTGTCGGGGATACCAAGGCGGCAGTCGACCGCGCTTCACTTTTAGTAATTAAATAACGTAATCGCAATGGAAGCAAAATGGTTCAAACACAAGGTAGGCATGGCAACAGACGATAAATTCCGGAAGATACACATGAAGCATAGTGGTGACTTCTTTCCTTTCTATTGGATGTGGAACGTCATGCTGGAATCAGCTGCTAAGGATGGCGGTTGGTTCAGACAGGGTACAAATAAACCTCACGACGAAGACTCGTTATTCATAGCATTCGAACTTGCATGCAGAAGCTTCGGGTACGAGATTGTGGATCGGTTCTTCTTCGCATTCGTTAGGGAGGGATTGATCATTGAGGATAAAGGATTCTACCACATTAAGAACTGGGAGAAGTATCAGCATGCATCACTCTCTACAGCAAGGGTACATGAACACAGGGAAAATAAGCAATTGGAAAAGGATGTAGATTCAGTCATTCTTGCTCTAAATGAGATCACTGGTAAGAAGTTCCGAGTAAAGACAGATACGTACAGGCGTCTGATTAGAGGCCGATTCGCAGACGGTTACTCAAAGGAGAATATGCTCGCTGTGATCAGACAAAAGTTCAACACTTGGCACAACGATCCGAAGATGAAGAAGTTCATCACACCGGAAACGTTATTCAGACCCGGAAATTTTGACAGATACCTGAATGAGATACCAGAAGAACACGCGGAAGCGATGGGCACTGGCAAGCTGCTTGAGGTTGAGAATATATACGGGCACAAGAGTCATATAACTCAGGCTCAGTTTGATGCGGCAGAAAGTGATTTTTATCACATTGTAAAAAAGTAAAATTGTATGCACCAAAGTAAGGATGGTACGTTCGTCGCAGCGACGTTCGACGAGATGGGAATTCAAGTTCCCTATGGTAAGTCGGGGCAATTCAAGATCAAATGCCCCATGTGTAAGGATAACAGATCGAAGGCTGGCAATCAGTCTGACACTCCGTTATCTGTTGACACAAATGAGCAGATAGCGAACTGCCACAACTGCGGAGCTAAATTCGTTGTTGATAAAGGCGGCTATCTGGAAGCCTCTAATCAGAAGCAATACAAGAAGCCTAAGCCACAAGAAACCTACGATAAGGTATCTGAGAAGGCTACAGCTTGGTTTGCTTCCCGATCTATTACCCCCGAAACATTACGAAAGGCGAAAGTGACTGACGGGATGGTGTTTATGCCTCAAGTAAATAAGGAGGTTAATGCCATTCAATTCAATTACTTTGACCGATTACAGCTGGAGAACGTGAAGTACCGTGATGGTGCTAAGAATTTCCGGATGTTTGGAGGGGCTAAACTGATCTTCTATAACCTCAATGCGCTGTACGAGACTGAAGGTGATATTATCATCACTGAGGGAGAGATAGACGCGCTCAGTTACATCGAGTGTGACCGTAGTAACGTGATCTCTGTACCGAACGGAGCATCCAAAGGATCGATGAAGCTCGAATACCTTGACAATCACTACCACCTGTTCGATAGCAAGTGGAGAGCGGAGCATAAGCTCAAGCCTTTGAACCGGATCATCCTTGCTATGGATGATGACGAGCCGGGAAGGATGCTTAGAACCGAATTTGTGAGGCGCTTAGGTGCTCACCGATGCTGGTTTATGGACTTCAACGGCTGTAACGACCCGAATGAGCTGCTTATGAAGGATGGAGTTGTTGCGTTATCTGCAACAGCTGACAAAGCTAAGCCTGCTCCACTCACTGACGTAGTGACAGTGGACGATATGCGGGATCAGCTCGCTAAGCTTCAGAAGGATGGACTTCAGCCCGGAGATCAGATTGGAACTTCGGAGTTTCAGCGGTTCTATAGCTTCGAGAAGCCAAGGATGACCATCATCACTGGTGTATCGACGCATGGAAAGTCTGAATTTCTGGACGATATCATTGCAAGGCTGGCTGTCAATAAGGATTGGAGCTTCGCCGTCTTTTCCCCGGAGAACTTCCCGATTGAGTATCACATCAGTAAACTGGCGAGTAAGATCATCGGTAAGGAGTTTAATGCATGCACTGCGGGTGAATTAGAACAAGTGTATGATTTCATTGGCAAGCATTTCTACTGGATATATCCGGAAGACAACAACTACAAGCTGGATAATATCCTGCGTATCACCGACATGCTGGTGTCTCGCTACGGGATCAACGGCTTAATCATCGACCCTTGGACTGAGATTGATAAGGGCGGTCAGCATACCACTGATAACATCAATGAGTTCCTGACTGATCTGAACCAATTCAAAAGGGATCGTAACTGCCACATCTTCCTTGTGGCTCACCCTACTAAGATGCCGAAGAATGAGGACGGTACCGTAATGGTACCAGACCTGATGAACATCTCAGGTAGCGCCAACTTCTTCAATAAGACTGATGGTGGGATTACCGTGTATAGAAACATGAGTAACAACAGCGTGAGAATTTACATCAACAAGGTCAAGTTCAAACACTTAGGTAAGCTTGGCTATGTGGAGATGGATTACAACGTCCTGAGTGGTAGGTACGAGGATGCCAACGACGATTGGGATGACAGTAATTGGTTGACAGCTGAGCAGCAGGATATGTTTGATCAGGCCGTCGACAACAAGGATATTGGAGTGAATAACGAGTTCGATTCTAAAGGACTTGATGTACCATTTTAAACGCAAGGATATGAGTAAAAAGATGGATTTCAGGTACTCAATAAGAACAAAAGAAGGAAAGCTGCTTGCTCAGAGGATAGTCACGTTTGGCTCTGATGACATGCCATTTCCTGACGATTGGGTTTCTGATGGTCGTGCGCAGATGGCGCTACACGACTACAAGCAGAAGATGTTTCACGATATTTTTGATATCACCGTAGAACAATCAAGTAAGTTAACCAAGGAGGCTATGAGTCTCCCAAAAGAAGTAAAGACATGAATGAATTAGCAAAAGTAAATCAGACAATGAGTAGTCGTGAGATTGCAGGACTATTAGGGAAGCAACATTTCCATGTGATGCGTGACATTAGGAGTATGGAGGCCGCTTATCTACAGGTATTTGGAGACGAATCCAGATCAGGATCGGTTAAATCCGAGCCTTATCATCGCGGAGATAGGACTCAATACAAATACATCAGACCAGAGGATCAGGACATATTCTTAGGTCTTACGAATAGTGTAGACCCGAATGCATTTAAACTCAATGAATATTTAGCCGGGAATGGAGAAAAAAGACCAGAGTATCTACTCACGAAATCTCAGACCTTATTCGTTGTTTCTGGCTATGACGCCGTAGTGAGAGCGAAGATTCAGCAGAGGTGGGAATATTTGGAAGCCACAAGGAGTACTGCTAAGGTTGCCCTACCAAGCCGAACTGAATTAGCCCTGCAAGTTTATGAGGCGCTGGAAGAATTGGATCAGGCGAATGAAACTATCGCGCTTCAAGCGCCAAAGGTTGAGTTTGTCGATGAGGTATTTGAGGCTCCGGATTTGTTTACTGTTGGCACAGTTGCTAAGATGATCGGCACTGGTCAAAATAGGCTATTCAAAGAGCTTAGAGCAAGAATGGTGCTTAAGCCTAACAATGAGCCGTACCAAACGTTTGTTGAGCGTGGTTACTTTAAAACAAAAGGGACTAAGGTCGGCAGCCCCCGCTTCCCCAAGGTTGTGTCACAAACAATGGTGACCACGAGGGGTCTTGCTTGGATCAGGCTCAATATTGTTGTACCAAATCATTAAGGATGGAACAGAAGAAGAAAAAGTGGCTCTGGAAACAGTTCGCTATTATTCAGTTGATTATTGCAGTCGCAGTGACCGCAATTGTATTGATAATGAATAGTGAGACTGTCCGGAAAGAGAACGAGGCTCTGGATTTACGCAGAGAGAAGTATGAACTTGAACTTCAGAGTGATAGCTTACAGCTTGAGCTTGATAAACTTCATACTTTATCATGGGAGAATGTCGTTTATTGGATTGATACACTGGGTATTGATCATCCTGAGATCGTGATGCAACAAGTCGCTCTGGAAACCGGAATGCTTTCAAGTACCATCTGCTCGGAGAATAATAACCTGTTTGGAATGAAGGAGCCAAGAGTCCGTGAGACTACAGCCCTTGGAACTAAACGTGGTCATGCGTACTACGAGAATTATGTTGATTCAATAAAGGATTACAAACTATGGCAGGATAATATGTATAACGGGGGTGATTACTACGCCTTCCTGAACCGCGTTGGCTATGCTGAGGCGAGACATTACATCGCTGCCCTTAAAACTATCTAAATGAGTAATGTATTCAGAACCGAGATCGCAGAGACGATCTTTAAGAGTAAGTATGCACACGACCACGCTGAGAATTGGGATGAACTCTCAGATACACTCGTAGAGGATGTAGTCAATGGACATATAATTGGGGATGATAAGAAGAATCTGATCCAGTTCCATAAGGATATGAAGTTCATAGCCGGGGGCCGCTATTTGTATTACGCAGGAAGACCTCATAAGTTCTTCAACAACTGTTATCTGCTTAAGGCGGAGGAAGATACGAGAGAGGATTGGGCTACACTCAGCTGGAAGTCTGAGAGTTGTCTACTTACTGGTGGCGGCATTGGTGGTGATCTATCAATCTACAGGCCAGCCGGGGCGCCTATTGGTAAGACGGGTGGTACAGCCTCCGGGCCGCTACCTAAAATGCTTATGATCAACGAGATTGGTCGGCGAGTAATGCAGGGCGGATCGAGACGGTCAGCAATCTATATGTCCCTTAATTGGCAACACGGAGATATCCATGACTTCATGAAGATGAAAGCATGGAATGAGATGTATGTTGCTGGAGCGTTTACTGAGAAGGGTGACAAGGCTACAATAGCCTACCTGAAGGAGAAGGATTTTGACTATCCGGGGCCGCTGGACATGACAAACATCTCAGTCAACTACGACAATGCCTTCCTTGAGCAAGTGTATCAGATAGATGATATCGATACGATCCGCCAGAATTTGCATAGAGGTACCAACCTATCCTTCATGGAGTTACCGAAGACTTACCTCGATAACGTGAGTCGTGCTCTCAGGAGTGGGGAGCCGGGGATGTCCTTCAACTTCTTTGATAAGGAGAATGAAACCCTCCGGAACGCATGCACTGAGGTTACCTCGGAAGATGACAGTGATGTGTGCAACCTTGGCTCTGTTAACATGAGCAGGATCGATACGATTGAGGAGTTTAAGGAAGTGATCAGGCTTGCTTCACAGTTTCTACTGTGTGGTACTCTGGTCGCTAAGCTGCCCTACAAGAAGGTGTACGATGTTCGTGAAAAGAACCGTAGGCTTGGGCTTGGCTTGATGGGTGTACATGAGTGGTTGCTGAAGCGTGGGTACAAGTATGAGATGGTACCTGAGTTACGTGAATGGATGGAGGTCTACCGATCAGAGAGTGAGCGCTCAGCTAATGAGCTGGCTGACATGATGGGTATTAACCGTCCTGTTGCATACCGCGCCATTGCTCCAACAGGGACTATTGGGATAATCGCCGGAACAACTACGGGGATTGAGCCTTTATTCGCCGTAGCCTACAAGCGCCGTTTCCTGAAGGGGAAAGCATGGAGATATCAGTATGTGGTGGATGGCACCGCTAAGATTCTGATTGAGCAGGGAATTGATCCTGAGAACATTGAAACGGCACTTGACCTTGCGAAAGACCCGGAGCGTAGAATAGCCTTCCAAGCTGATATTCAAGACTATGTGGATATGGGCATTTCCTCTACGATCAATCTCCCTGAATGGGGAACCGAGTGGAATAATGAGAACCGTGTTCGAATGTTCGCAAAAACTTTACTTAAGTACGCCCATAGGTTAAGAGGCTTTACATGTTATCCGGATGGTGCGCGTGGAGGTCAGCCTATGACAGCCGTTCCTTATGAAATGGCTACCAGTAACGCGGGAAAAGAGTTTACAGAAGAATTCATTGATGTCTGTGAATTGACGTCGAGTGGAACTTGTGGAGTATAACTTAAATCAAATATCATGAAAGTAAAAATTGGAGAAGTAATCAAAAACATCCCGATAGAGTATTGGGATGCGGCAAAAACGATAGACGAATCGTTTATCACTGAGCCAAAGAAGATCAGGTTGAGCAATGAAGAGCGCTTCCTGCTCGCTGAAATGACATGGAGGATGAAGCAGTCTGACTTTGTAATGGAACACCTTCAGGATATGACCCCTGTTGGTGTTGAAATTCAGGTGAATCGTGTGTCGGATTCAAGATGCGTTGTTAATTACATAAGCGAGAGTGGTGTTAAGGCGCAGACAATTGTGCCAAGCACATTTAGGCATGTAGGGGTTAGACCTGTGTACAGCAACGTAAACTGGGTCAAGTAATGATCATCTACATGGAGCAAACGATAGCCCTCATAAACGACTTACCGGAAGGTGAGCTGAGGGCTTCGTGGATGGTGCTTCTGGCTGAAAGGCTTGATCATGTGTTTAGGAAGGAAATCTCTTACTACAAATTTATTGAGGAATAATTTGGAATTGTCCCGAATTTTACATATATTTGGGACTTATTGTGAAAAACGTTTAGTTATTGTGAAATTTATTTAACTAATTTAAACACAAACGATTATGAATGCGATAACAGAAATAAAATCAACAAGGGATTATAGCTTATTTAAACCATTACCGAACAATGTTAATCGTGATCTCTCTCAATCACACAAGAACAAAGTGAAGAGGTCGCTTGAGGAGAAGCAGCTCATTGTGCCAATACTTGTTAACGAAAATATGGAAATTATTGACGGGCAGCACAGATATGAGGCATGTGTCCTTCTCGAACTTCCGATATACTTCTATCAGATCGATGGGTATGGTATAAAGGAAGTCAGATTAATCAATTCAACAAATAAAATATGGGGGCCGGAAGACCACATAAGATCAAGGGCAAGAGACGGAGATGAAATGTATGAGCAGATCGAAAGCTTTATGGACGATTATTCATATGGCGCTTCCACCGCTATGGGATTGCTGACGCGAAAATCAGGATTCTCTGAAATGCGTAATGACACTCTAAAGCTTGTTGATCGGGATTTTAGATCAGCACGAGTAATAGCTGATAAAATGAAAAGGGTTGCCGAGATTGTTGGCTCTGGATTTCATGAGTCTCATTTCGCTTTAGGTTTTTGTGACTTTTTAGCAGTAGATAATCTCGATTTTGATGCCTTTATAAAGAGAATAAGGAAGTCATCAACGAAAATAAGATCAGAATTAGCCGAGGGCGCGAGTAGAAAGGGATTTAAGATTGCTATACTTAGGGCTTATAACTATAATTTGCCTGAAGATAAGAAGCGCAGCTATCCAGATTTCGGAGAATAATATAAATATTAACTTAAACACAAACGATTATGAACTTTGTAGCAATTTCAACAAGTGTACTTGAGTTTTTTACCAAGAAGTCATTGACCAAAGCCGAAGCACGTAACGCTAAGGCCGTTAAGCAGCTTCACTCAGTCAAAGGTAAGGTGGATAAATCCGCATTCGAACTGAAAAAGAAGCAGGCCGACACCCTGATCCAGCTGACCAAGATCACCACCATGTCCAAGGATATTGGTGAGAGAGCTGTTCTTCAGGCAAGTAAGCAGGGAAAGGTTAATGCCCTGATCCAAGATATCGGATAACATGATCGAAACTGTAAAGGACAGTGTGGAGCTTTCCACCGAATTTCTTGACGATCTCTTCGTCGCTATACGTGACAAGTTACCCGGAGATACATGGGTACCAATAACTAAGGATCATACGAGAGTAATCGCTGGAATCAAATACCTCATAGACTGCCGCTCATACGGAGCAAACTTTGACATCGCGCTTCATCCAAAGATGACGCACTTCAAAAAGATATCCGGATTTGAGCCGCCACCGAATGTGTTTGAGGGATTATTCATCACGAATCACTCCGCTTCACACTGGGCTGAACAGACCGAACTAGGATTAGAAAGACAGAAGAGAGAGTATCTAAAGGCGCAACGAGCTGAAAAGCATCAGCTCCAGCGTGATAGAACACCAAGTAAAAGGAGGAAGAAATGATAAGGGAAGAGAATGGAGCAGTGCCTTGCGTAAGGATTGATGAGCCAATCAAGGTAAAGATTTTTGTGGGTGATGCCTATGATATACCTGAGTACCAGAGTGCTGGTGCGGCAGGGATGGATTTATATGCAAACAATGACGATGCTATTCTGATCCATCCGGGTGATAGGAAACTGATTCCAACTGGTATCAGGCTCCAGATTCCGGAAGGGTTTGAGGCTCAGATAAGACCACGATCCGGGTTGGTACTTAGGCATGGAATTACAGTGCTTAATACGCCCGGAACGATTGATTCTGACTACAGGGGTACGGTAGGTGTCATCCTTCAGAACGCAAGTAGTGAAAGGTTTTTTGTAAACAGGGGAGATCGCATCGCACAGATGGTATTCAAGAAGTATGAGAGGGCTGACCTCGTGGAGGTTATGACTGTGGAAGAGCTTGAAGACAGTGATAGGGGGAGCGACGGTTTCGGATCAACAGGTAAATAATGAAACAATCAGAGAAATTAGATGCATTCAGGACAGAGCTTGACTTAATCAAGACGCCTGAGATCAGGGAGTACGCGGAGTGGGCTGTCAAAATCCTGCCTAATTACTTCTTCACGGTACCAGCATCCAGCACCGGAAAATACCATCCGGAGTATGCGCTTGGAGATGGTGGATTGCTCAGGCACACTAAAGCAGCCGTAGGGATTGCAATGATGCTACTGGAAACCAAGACATTTGGTGCCCAGTGGAATCAAGGACAGAAGGATGCAATTGTAACGGCACTGATCCTGCATGATGGACTCAAGCATGGTGTACCGAAGCAGAAGTATACCATCAAGAACCATCCGAGAGCTGTATGCGCTCACCTTGAGAAAGCTATGGTAGATAGTGCCGCAACAACTGGGTTTGAGTTCTTAAAGGGTAAGCGTGAGGCTATATATGCCCTCATTTCCTCTCATATGGGTCAGTGGACAGCATCGGATGCGGACACCCCTTTACCATTGCCAGCTACGGGTGCGCAGAAGTTCATTCATCTGTGTGATTATCTGGCAAGTAGGAAGCAATTGGAGTATAAATTCTAAATACATCATATGGTAATCAAGGTAGACGTAACCAAGGAACAACTTAAGGTAGCCGAGGGGCTTTATTCCTTCGGCGCCTTAAAAAATTCGATAACTAAAGGCAAGTCAAACATATATGGGGCGATAGGTGAAGTGATAGTTCATGATTACCTCGAAGCAAGCGACAGAGTAGTTCAGTTTGAAAGCACAGCCGATTTCGATATGACCGTCAATGGTAAAACTGTAGATGTCAAGACGAAACGGACAACTGTGCCTCCATTACCGAATTTTAACTGCTCAATCGCCGCCTTCAACACCAGCCAGAAGTGCGATCATTATATTTTTGCTCGCGTTTCCGAGGATAAACAGACAGGGTGGATTTTGGGTTATATGCCAAAGGAAGAGTACTTTAAGAAGGCTAAGTTCCGTCGTAAAGGGCAGAAAGACCCTAAGTTTCCGGCATTCAAGTTTGCAGCTGATTGTTATAATCTTGAAATAAAAAACCTGAAAAGCTTATGAAAATCCAGAGCCTAAGCGTGGTTGTTCCCGCTAAGAAGTGTGTGAACGACTGTAAGTTTTGTGTATCGAAGATGCATGAGTCTGAGTATGAGAACATGATGTCTGACAAAAATCTGTACTATGATCTTTATAAATCCGACTTCATTAATAGGCTTTCCTTTGCGAGAGACAACGGTTGCAACACCGTTATGCTTACGGGAGACTGTGAGCCTTTGCAGAATCGTTCATTTTGCGCAAAGTTTGGAGACTTTAACCAAGCATTATCCAATCCTTTCAAGGTCATCGAGATTCAAACCACCGGAAATCTACTGACCCCTGACTACCTGTACTTTCTCAGGCACCATGTAGGTGTGACTACAATCTCTCTGAGTGTATCTGATATATGGGACAGTGATAATAATGCCGCTATTATTGGGTGCAAGGAGTATTTTAACCTCGAAGCCCTCTGTGAATTGATCAAGAAGTACCGCTTCAATCTGCGGCTATCCCTGAACATGACGGATTACATGTTTAAGTTTGGCGCTGTGAATGTGTACGACCTACTTGATCGTTGTGAGGAGATTAGAGCTGATCAGATTACATTCAGGAGGATGTATGAAAGTGGCGGGTACGGAATGGAAGAACAGTGGGTTCGTGATTACGACATCGAGGAAGGAGATTGGTCTTCGATATATAATGCCGTTAAAGGTAAGGATGGAGGGGAGTTTGTAGATAGTCTAGAATACGGCAGGAGTAAGTACGATGTTCGTGGCATGGGTATTGTGATCGATGACGATTGCATGAGTCAGAAAGGCGGGGATGTAGCTAAGTATCTGATCCTTAGACCGGATGCTAAGCTGTATAGTAAGTGGGAAACCAAAGCGTCACTAATATTTTAAAAAGATGATGAAACGTTTGGTATTGTCAGGAATTTTACTTATATTTGCATCGTGTTCAGGTTCAAGATACATACCTCAGAATGACCTGACACCAGAACAACGGGCTGAGGTAAAGGCGAATGGGGGCTTCAATCCCTATTACGTACCCCCTAAGAACATGAAAGTATGGATGCCAAGGCGTCCTAAAAGATAACCTTTTTTATTCACATAAACTATAAACAGTATGAACGCGAAGAAATCATGGATCATTTGGGTTGTAGGCGTCGTTATTTTTGTGGGAGTCGTTGCGGCATTCGCTTATGGCGCTCAACAAACTGAAACTACCCTAAAGATTGCTTGGATGGGTGGATCACTTGCTGTAGCTGCGTTAGGAATCTTCCTATCGTATAAACTAAGGAAGTAGAAGACAAGTAAAAAGAACCGAAGACAACAAAGGGAAACCATTAATTTGGCTTCCCTTTTTTTATGTCCTATTCCTTATTTTAATTTAGTCTAAGTAAGCTTTATCCATGTAGCCATAGAACACGTAGACGAAATCCTGCATCCAGTTGTGAGGCGTTATCCTACGCCAGAGCCAGTATAGGTTTGGCTTACCGAGCAATGCTCTTCTCCAAGCCCACTTATCGGGCAGGAACATAAAAAAGTTAGGTTTATATTTACTAATTAGGTCTTCGCGACCTAAATGCACCGCACAACAATAAGCTAATAACCAAGGGTCTTGAGTCATATCGTATTGATCACGCCATGCTGAAGCGGGTATATGCTCTACCATGTACGTAGGCCAACGCTTACCAGCTCTAAGGCACATAAATACCTCTTCAAGCGCCACATGACACCAAGGCTCGCTCTCGTCTTTATCGATTATCCCCCTGCATGTATTGTACAATAAGTCTCCATTTCCATCTCCGAGCGAGATATAGAATGGCAGAACCCTAACCTTCTCTTTTGCTGAATGACCAGCCCTCAGTTCATTCCACTTCTCTACATTGATCATTTAGCCATCCTCCCCGCTGCATATCCTATTGCTACACTCGCCGGAACAGTGATTAGAGGATTCTCCCACCACTTCTTTTCGTAGATGACAGTGTAAGATTGTATTCCGGTCGTCTGGATGCATGGATTGGTATTCCGGATCGTAACAATCGATTTCGTATTTTTCCACCCGCTTTTCTGCTCCCCTATGACAATATCTTGCCTGTTGTGGATAGTATAGTCATTCAGAGACAAACCTCCGTTAAACAGGCTTAAACTAGCACTGAAGCAATTGTCTGCCAAATTGACAGTAGTATCCTTGTCAATATAGATCGGGACTGACACTTTGACAGTATCGTGAATGTATTTTGTCTCATACTTGACCACCTGAGAGAGATTCTTGTAATAAGAGATCAACTCGTCCTGTATACTGTCGTAAGCTAATGCCGCCTTAAGTGATTCGTTGGAGGCATTGAGAGTTTCCTGCCACACAATCGTTGCGCTATCAACTTCCGAAACATATGTCTCGTACTTGAATTCGTGCTGTGCGATTGTATTCAGGTGTAGATCGATCTGTTGGTTCTTCCTTCCGTTAAACCAGAAGAAAAAAGCAACAGCCATCCCCAGTACGAGGATAGCTGCTACGTTTACTTTAAATTCTGCTTTCATGTTTACAACTTTAAACCATCGGCAGTCGGCTCTATTTTAGTTCCGGTGGATGGGTCTTTGCTACTCGGATACGGATTCTCCGTTCCAAGGCGCTTCAAGTCCATCCCCAGCCACATGACTGCTTCCTGTAGTTTGGTAATTGAGAGTGATCTTTCCCTTGAGGGGGGCATAAACTTCACACTCTGAATAATAGAATCAATACCTTTCCTTAATTCTTTGTTTCCTGTTACTTCTTGTTCGTAAGTCATTTGATTTGATTTAAGTTTATAATCTCATTGGTTCTAATATTGGAAGTTTCCCGTCATCCAGCACTACGCCACATGAAAGGATTGACTTCCGGATGTTATATTTTGCATACGCCAGAGCGTAAGCCTTATCATCGATACCACAACCGATCTCTATCGACCTCAGATACGTTCCAGTTGATGTGATTCTGAGTGTGCCAGTGACCCTGAACGATGCTCTTCCTCTTATTGAGGGCTTTACCCATCGCTCCTGCCTGACCTCCACCACCTTCTCCGTGAATGTACAACACTCCGTTGTATTCAAACTGCAAGTCGAAGTTCCAGTTCGGAGTTTCCAGCACCTCGTCGAATCCCTTGATCCATTTCTCTGATACGCCAGCAGAAAATGCTTTCCGTACAATGATCCGGTCATGGTTTCCGAGAACAACGTCCGCTTCCGGGAACGCCTCGTACCAACCAGCGATCTGATCAATAGCTCTTTGGAGTTCTTCTCCTGCGCTATATCCGTCAGGATCAGTGGAATGGAATGAACTGTAGTGGTTGTCGATAATGTCACCTATGAAAATGGTGCGATTGGTTTGGTACTTCTCGGAGATATCTATGCAGTGATCTAAATATCCTTCTTTTATAAATGGTGCGTGTAAGTCACCGATAACTAGTACTCTCTCTTCTGTGTTCTCTAATCGTTTCTGTTCAATAAATGCCACTTCTGACGGTGTTAACCGCAGTCTCTTTCCGTATTCCTTCATGCAATCTCCTATTTTTTGGTTTTTTTAGCCGGAGCTTTCCTTTTTACTGGCTTTTTAGTTGACTTCCCATTAGAACCCTGACGTGCCCTGTTGTCATGCGTATTCTCATACGTAGTGGTACCATCAGACTTATGGCTTAGGTCTTTTTTCATTCCGGTAAGTTTCCCATACACACCATTTTGCCTATTGGTTGTGTTGTCCTTGGCTACCTTTCGGAGTTGAGCTGTTGTTTTTTTCGGTTGCTTCTTTCTCCCAAGCGCCTTAGTGCTTCCGGGTCTGGTGTTCTTCCCTACGACTTTGTTTCTCGGCATGGTTGTTTGTTATTTTGTGTGAATATTCTTTTCCGGAATCCCAACGCTACGACACCATTTCTGCACATTAAAAGAAGGGCAAGCCTTCGCTGAGAAGTCATAATGTCCAGCTACCTTAATGTCCGGGTGTCTGAGAATCATATACTTAACATAGATTTCCATCGCATGCAGCTGATTTGGCGTGCGGGTATCTGCTGCCATGTACCCCGGCTTGTCATCATCATCAAGCGGCGTTTCGTAGTCATATTCCAAGCCACCGACATATACCATATGCCGCGACCTTGAGTTCATTCCTTTAGCGCCCCAAGTCATTTCCCAGTTATCAACCTTATTGTCCTGATTGAAAGGGGTTAAATTAACGAGAGTTCCGTCCAGATAGATCATGTCAGAGTACCCGACCCTGCTCCATCCTCTTCCACCCATACTGACAGGACTCTTATGCCATCGCTCAATATCTTCAGCGTCAACATGTCTGCCTTCCGGGGTTGCCGTACAGTGAATAATCAAATGTGTTAGTTTTCCCATATGTCTGTTTTTTTGCAAAGGAAAGCAAAATTATCGAGAAATCCAAGGAAAACAGGAGTTATTTTCTAATATTCGTAAGCCTCTTCAAATTCCTCGTCAACCATTGTATTAAACATGTCCAGAGCTTCCTCACTCACGACTCCGTACCCTGACCATTCCTCTACCATCTCAAAGAATTCGGGTGATTCCTGCTTAGACCTGTCGAAGAATTCCTTTGGTGATACATTCGTTCTTAACGGGCGCTTACCTTCAACCTTTTTCTTATAAAGGTCATACATGTATCGGGCCTGCTGCTTACTGTTCTTCAGGTTATATACATAATTTACATGGGCATCATATCCACTATACTTCTCGTACAGAATATACTCAGCCTCAAGTAGCGCTTGAACCTTTTCAAAGTCAGATATCTTGTTTTCTCCAATGTATTCTTCCATCATTGAGTCGATACTTCCACCTTTCTTTTCACTATGTCTATTGATCATAGGAAATAGATCGCTCCTATCATAATTACCCATAGAGAATTCAGAGTACCCTGCCAGCGCTCTTGGATCATCAGTTTCGCCTCTAGCGTATGCCTTAACTCCTTTGTACATATTGATAGGCCATCCAGTTGACGCTCCCGTCGCTATTCCTAAACCCTTTAGTCCAGTAAACAAATCATCTTCCCTGAACTTGAACTCGCCCGGATCGCCGATCTCATTAACCATGTCGATTCCGCCTTCAATAACCTCCCAAATGTCACTAGCTATACCTTGACCTACCCCTATGGTTGGTTCAAAGGCATTACCAGTAATGAATTTTGACACAATTGATTCAGCAAAAGCTCCACTGATAGGGAAATACCCCAAACTACCCATTGCCCCAACAACCCCTGTCATAGGGTCTTCCCACCATGTTTCATCCTTATTGATATAGAATCCATTAGATGCCGCATGGAAAGTTTGAGGAAGAATAAAGTGGTATAGAACAAAATTCTTCATTCCGCCAACAAACTTTGCCGGATCACGCTGACGCGCTCCCTCGTACAGGTTAGTTAATGCCGTTCTCTCGCCACGTAGGTACTGAAGTGGGGCATTCTTAAACTGAGTTATAAACTTACCTATAGTTCCCTTCTGAACATGCGCAAGGTCTTCAACCGCACCGGACTGCTGAGTTCTTCTGGTAGCGTTGATGAAATCGTTATAAGCTCTTTGTTGTGCTTCTTTTTGGCTATACCCTTTCTTTAGGTACGTCTCAAGTCTAACGCGATACATAGCCTGCCCACCCCAAAGGATAGCAGCTAAGTCACCGTACTTGGTCAGAGCCATTTTATTATCCTTAAAGTATTCTCTACGGAAAGCCTCAAGTCCTTTACCCCTTATAATCTTAGCGCGTTTACTGTTACCGGATGATGCTTTTCCATACTGAGTATCGACCAGTGCAATATCCCTATTCCACAGACTAAGCTCGTATCTCATTTTCGTATCTTGTGTTCGAGAAAGACCGTCCATTATAGCGAAATCAGGAACGGCTGCTTTAGACATAAATCTAGCAGACTCAATAGGCCCCATCTCAGCCTGAAATGCATTGAATGACATAAGCTGCTTCGGAAGTAGAAGGGGATTAACGCCAATGGCGTGACGTATGAATCTGGTTCTAACCTTATCAAATCCAATATGATCATATTCGCCTCTTCCCGCTCTACCGCGAGCCATATCGTTAATCATGGAGCTGATATGTCCGTTTGCAGATGATCCAAAGTTCTTCTCTATTACACCAGTAACGTCATCATTACGGAATACTGAATTCAAATCCTTAATAAGTCCCTGATAATGAACATACTGCATACTTGCGTCAATGTGCCTGTATGCTAAGTCATTGAACGCCAGATCATTTACGGATGTTTGCAATAGGATCGTTGTGCAATTTGAACGGATCGCCAGCGCTTGCTCCTTTGTCAAATTTCCTAACAACCGGGAAGTAGTTCTCTATAAGCGATAAGTCAACACCAATATCTAATTTATACTGACCGTTCACCTCACTCCATACACCCGGAAGTATTTCATTCACAATAGCATCAGCCCATTTCATAGCTTCCTTACCACCGAACTTCTCAATCTGAGACTCAAGTAATTTAACGCTGTCGTGATTCCAGCCTCTATTCCTAAAGGTATTCATTTGATCCGCCTGCTTTGTGTAAGCCCTGATTGTTAATGCATCCTGAATAGACATGGCTTCGGTTATGGCGCTTAGCCCTTCGCGAAGGACTTCAAAGTTATGCTCTTCTCTCCACTCTTTGAATTTCTTCTGAGCTTCCTTTGGGCCTCCGAATAAACGAGTCTCAATATCAATCATCCTTTTAACGTGGCGTCCTACAGCAGCAGATTTGTTGTTTCCAGCCATAAGCGCTCCGTTTGTATATCTCTCATGAAGCGGCCCCTCAAGAGTCTTACGACCCGGAGTTCTCGACTGTAACCACTCCATCATAGTTGGGAATGATTCAGTCCATGATCTACCACCCTTCCAAGCCTCACTAAACTTACCAAGACCTTTTCCTGTAGGGTCAATTATCTTCGAGCTTACATCAACTGATTTAGGATCGATCACGCTAACGGCCTCATATCTTGCGTACCTATCTCTAAGCTGCTGGTTCTCGTCACGAATATACTTCTCTGATTTGCCATATTGTTTCAGTGACTTAATTGCGCGATGCGCCTCACTGAGTTGATAGTTAGACATCCTCTGACCGTCAGTAAAATTAAGCATCTCGTACTCAATCATCTCCCTCTCAGTCAGTGTTCTACCTTCGGCCTCAAGCCTTATCTCGGCTCTTCTTTCCAGAGCTTTCGCGTGAGTCTCACCATTCTTTATAGCGTCCTTAGCTGCTTCGTATACAGTAAAGTCCTGACCCTCTTGACCTTCCTTATCCTTACTCTTCAGCATCTCCTCGGTTTGCCTCTTAGTCATGTCAAATTCATCCAGCCTCTTTTGAAGCTTCTCGAATTTAGCCTGATCTTTTTCAGCGTAGAATTCACGATCCAACTGACTTCTATTAAACAACATATCAGCCACCTTCATTATAAAGCTGGTCTTTGAATCAACACCGCCCGGATCAAGTCGATCACTTCCGCCAACTTCCGGAGTAGTAATCTCTTTATTGATCGCGTCCTTCATAGTGACAGTGGTGACTGCATTACGGGAGTCTGTGATACGCTTAATCAGTATATCTACATCTTTATTGCTTAAAGCCTTCTTGTTCTTCAGTGATCTTTCGAGAATTCCTTTAGCGGCATTGAGTTTTGCGATATGAATATTTCCCTCAATCATGCCTTTAACTGGGTCTTTAACCCTGACAGAAACCTTATCGAGTCCAGACTTAGCAAATAAATTCAGAGCATTATTTACGGTTCCGAGCATTTGTTCAGTAAGAGCCTCTGCCTCAGTTCCTTCCCATTTCTCGCGAACATTCTGGTTATACTTCTCCTTCCAGTAGTCAAGGCGATCCTTGGATGTATCCCTACGGCTACGCCTATATGACTTCATGAATTCACGCTCAACTTCAGATCGCTCGATCTGCTTGCTTTTGCGGATTGCAATTTCAGCGTCAGTGCTTTCCGCTAAACCATCTCCTATACTTTCCTTTTTCAGAGACTTCTCAATAACCTTCAATTCTTTTCTACGGGCACCTATTTCATGAAGCTCAGTTTTCCTCATGATTTTAGCGCCGTACTTCTTCGTGCGTAACTTCTGCTCATACAGTACCTCGATGTTACCCGGAGAGTGACCTTCTATATCAACCCCTGACTTCTTGAGTATCTTAGCCTTAGCCTGCATAGCTTCAAGTGATCCTTCACCTAAAATTTTATCGTATAGAGCGATATCTCCGGCAACAGCCTCATTGAATAATCGATCAATCTCAGCGATCCTTGCTCTATTGCCACTTCCCTTGATACCAGACTCCTGACTGAGGAATAATTCCTTCGCATCAACACCAACTTCTTTAATAAGATATTCAACCTTCTTCTGAATTCTGTTGGCAAACTCTTGCCCACTCAGTCCAGCATCAATCATCTTATACTTCATATTGCCAAGTTCCGCAGCAACGTCTGTTCTACCGTTTTTAAGTGCTAATATCTGAAGTTCAGTGATCCATTCAGGCGTTGCCTTAAAGATTCCTCTCTTACTAGCCTTAGCAACCTCACCCATTCCAAACATAGCGCCCGTCATGGCTTCTATAGCTACACGCCTATGGAAACCGCTTGTGGGGCCGAATAAAGCATTCATCTCTTCAGATACAAGCTTATCATTCGCTAGAGCATGAATTGATCCCTGAGCGGCTGCAACAGCTTCCATTGAGATTGTCATTGTAAGCGGACTACGAGCCATTGCATTAACAACTCTGGCTAAGTGTTTGTTTCCTCTTGTTAGTAAAAGAGGTATCACCTTGCCGAGTCCAGCTTCAGCGTAGTGAAAGGCGGCACCATGTCCCGGATCAGCTCCAGCAGCACCAAACCTAACTTCATTCATCCCCGCCTTTATGATACTGTTTTCAAGATTATTTAGCGCCTTGATTGTAAATTGAGAACTCTTAAATGACTGCTGACCAGCTTTAATTCTTGAGAAAACCTTCCTGCTTGTGTTGAATTGCTTGACGGCGCCAGCCACACCGGACACTCCGAGTGTAGCTTCAGCAAAAGCGACCTTAGCCACGAAGTCCAGCATGTACCCGGAACTTTCAGCCATACCCTCTTTCAGGTCGGGCTTAATGCTTTCAATCTCCTCCTTCGTCATAACCTCACCGAGGTCGTTCATTATTGACTCATACTCACCAACAACCTCTGCTTCAGTTGTCTTTTGGGTGAACATGGCGTAATTGGCATCCCTGATCGCATCAACGAACACCTCACCGTAATATCCTTTTTGTGTCTTATCCTTCAGGGCTATGTTTTCGTTGGCTAATACAATACGTCCGAGTGCATCCACTCTAATCTTCTGAGCATCAAGCTGTCGGGCGAGTGTTTCAGCCGCATGTTTCTCTTTACCAAGAAGACCTCTCGGTAGGGTGAATGCGGTAACTTGTTGCTTACTGATCTTATCAGCAAATCTCTTAGCGGCAGCTTCCGACTCCCTCTTCAGGTTAAAATATACCTTAAACTCTTCGTCGTACTGAAACTCAAATCTCTGCTTATCTGATGATTGCAGGCGAAATTCACCCATCTGATCATTGATAGCTTGTTCCTTTTCAGCCATCACTTCAACTTCTGGCATACGAATCCTCTCCATATTCTCATTAAACATGGTTGGCCCCATCGCCTCCTGTTTCTTTTGCAGCTTAAGAACATTATCTTGCCAGTTGTCAGGCTTCTCTCTATAAAGCTTATCCATAGCAAGATTGATATCATACCTGTCGAGAGTTTTTTGTGGCATATTCGCTCTGAAATGCCTATCCTTCTCGATCTCATACTCGTTCTGAACAAGGCCGAAAGACTCCTCTTCACTGTAGCCCCTCTTCATGTAATCATCAACCTTTGGCTGGATGTACTTCTCGTTCTCATTACCAATTACGGCACTATTGAGTTCACTACGAATCTCAACTTCAGCTAGATCAAGAATCTCACCGGGAACTTCACCGCGATACTTCTTTTTCCATTCATTTATGTAGTTGGGATTTCTAACAAGAGCCGTATATAAGTCAGTCTTATCGATCTTCATTTGGGTATAAAAATCATCAACCCACTGATCCTTAAACGCAACAGCAAGCTGCTGACGCGCAATTACACGTAATGCCCTAATGTTCTTTGGGTTGGTTTCTTTGGCAATTTTTTCCTCAAGCTCATTCATAGCCTTCTTAAGGTCGGATTCTCTATCGAGTAATCTTTCTTTTCCAGTATCAACCTGAGACGGCTTGATCCAACCTACCGCCGGAGCTATGATGTTACTAATATCATGATTAACCTGAGTAAGATTTTTGTTTACAACCTTGCGAAGCTCTTCATTCTGAGCGTCAGCGATCTCAGTGTTCTTATGGTCAGATGCGAGCTGAGCAGCTCCACCTTCCTGATAATCAGTTACATTTTGGTAGTCGTGACCGTCTAAATCAGAGTTATCTACCAGATCGGTTTCTTGAGCCTGTAAAGACTTTTCTTGAGTAGTACCAGAGCTTTTCGAAGAAGAAAGCGGCTGACCGTTTTTTTTTAGATATTTAGTGTAGAATTCCTTCTCTGAGCCGCCAAGATTGCCTTCTGTAGCCTTACCCTTACTTATAATAGTAGCCCTCATCTTAACCAGCTGATCAATATCGCCACCAATATAATCAACAAAGCCCTGCTCGCTCCCACTTAAATTTTTAGGGGAAACGGTTCCTTTACTAATTACCTTGTTGTAGAATTCGCGTACTTTTGCTTCTTCAACTTCGTACCTTTTAGGTTCTTGCGGTTCGCTCATTTAATTTTATTTTAAACGTTTTACTAATCTGTCCAATCCTCTTCCTCTAAATCACCAAGGTAGTCTTCTACGCTGTAATCCTGACCATATTTCTTCTTCATCGCTCCCTCAAATGAATTTTTGATGGTAGCATAAGGAACCGTAATGAATTCGCTCCTTGTATCAGCCATCGTGTCCTTATACTTTTGACCTTCAGCTTTATCGAAATAACCCAGTGGGGCACTTGACGCTTGAACGGTAGCTAACCTTTCCTTCCTAGAAACTCCGGGTAAAAGAAGGTCAAGATAGTAGTCTTTAGATATTGCTTCGTCGGCCCACATTTTCTTTATATCAGGAAGGGGTTCGCCTTTTTGGTATTTTGTCTTAACCGTTCTCCCTTTTTTATCCGTGTGTACTATTTCAAGTTCCCTATCGGCAATAAATCCATCCCGTATTTCTCTTACTATCTGCTTATTGTATTTATTCCCTTCACCAACATCAAGCATCCTGCCTTGGTTGTGTGAATATCCAACGGTTACTGGCAATAGAATTGGTACATCCTGATTAATCTGTGCTACCTTACCTTCTGTGTAGTATCCGTATTGCATTACGGCACTAGCTTTCTTTCCGTCCGGGCCTGTTATCTTATATACAGCACCAGACTCGGTGTATAGCGTTTCCGTTCCATCGAAAGCTGATCCTTCAACGTTACTAATAGCCCCTTCACGCTCCATCTCGCGAGCAGTCTTAGCCTTTTCGGTTCCTTCTCTTGGAGCCGCTGCAAGTCCGTAGCTTGTTGGGTCGGCACTCATAGCTATCGCATCTTCTACGAATGCATCAAAGCCGCCCTTATCCTTGTATTCGTGCTGTAGGTCACCGGATTCCAATCCTTTCTTTTCCCAATTGATCCTGAGAGCTTTCTCAAGCTTCTCCCTGTCAATCATTTTATCCTTACTGTAGATATACTTTTCAGTATCCCCAAGTTGCTCTCCTGTAAGTTCAGGTGGCTGATTAACCCAAGAATTATCAACTATTTTCCGATAGGTGTTATAGTCAAGATCGGTATGCCTCTCGAAGCCTGCGGATAAATCAGCGTATGCTGTTTTGTCAGTGTATTGTTCGGCTGTTGGTGTTGCGGCATAAGCTTCAAGGGCTGCTGCATTAGCCTCAGTCATATATCTACCGTTCTCAGCGTGGTACATGCGATTAGCCTTATCGTGCTGTTCTTTAGCGGTGATTGAGTACGTTATAGTATTTTTCACCTTAGCTTGCATGTCCTTGAATTCTCTCCAAACACCCATATGTTGAGATGAATTAGCAATCTCATTAGCATGAGTCATGGCAAAATTTTCAGTCTCCCTGACCTGACGCTGAACCTCATCAATGTCTCTTGGGAAGATTCCCTTAGTGTCGTATTCGACCAGCATGTCCTGAAGCTTCTTAGCTCTCTTCTCTTTTTGCTTTATGGCTAATGCAGCAATACCGGACGTATCGAATGATTGCGCCCAGCCTGCTTTTGTTGGAGTTGTTGCTTGGATAATCCCCATAATATTCTTTATCTTTTCTTATCTATTCTAACCGTTTCGAAACTGTTTCAATGTAACTGGCTCTGGCTAAGCTAATTTCTGCTCTTTTTTCCAAGCTCTATTTGCTTGTCTGTCTTCCTTGTTCCCGAATAAGTCTTCGAAAATACCACCGGGGGAGTCAGAAGCGGAGTCGAGTCCGGCGAATGTTCCGCCTGCACCCATGATATTCTGGAGTCCGCTACCGATAAGCTCATTAACCTCGTCGCGCTTAACCATAACTTTCTCTTTATCCATCTCGTACTTAACGCCTTTTTGCTGAGTTACCACATCTCTCGCCGCAAATAATCTATCAAGGCCACTCTTTCTCTCCTCAACATCCATCGTTAACATTTGAGTGGCATCGTCGCGCTCCTGTTGCGCAATAGATGATATGAGTCCGAGTCCACCCTTACGGTCGGCGCTTCGTGACAGTGCGGTTGCTCCTGTGCGCTTTGACTCTTGTATGAATTTCTCTTTTGAAGCACGAGGCATCCCTTCGAGTGCCCAGTATTCAGCATCCGTCATGTTCTTATACACCTCGTCGGGTATATCATACTCAGGGATTTCCGGCTTCTTCTTAACGATTCCGGCTATCGTTTGCCCTATTCCGAGCGCTGCTTGCGCTCCAGCCATTATTGCTCCTATCATATCGTATATTTTTTATATTAATGCAAAGATAAGTAAAATTCCTGACAATTCCAAATTTATTAACCCTTACTCACCAGCACTTTGACCATTCGTATCAGAAGGTCTTCATTGGTCTGTAAGGTTAATTCAATCTGAGCATGTTTCCCCTTCATGGTATCTCCGCTTATCAGTGGGTACGTCACGTTCGGGGTGTTAGCATCTCTCAGGAAGGGTGCATGCCATTCTTGTTCACGCTCCGTAAAGTCAGTTACGAGCAGTGTAGACGACTGAATAGTCTGACCGTCAAGTGCATCTGTGATAATCCCAACAGCCAAAGCGTGAGTTGAATCCAGATGAATCGCAAGATAGTTCTTCAGTAGAGTCGGCTCAATGTTGCTTGCAAATTTGATTGTTGAAACCTTAGCAGTCTCACCACCAGTAACACGCTGCAAGTTCTTCGATCCAGAGTAGTTCAATTCCCATAGATAGTCAGTGTAGATGATGAACGTCCTGTTATTCATGTACGTTGAGAATGCCGGAAGTATAATGTCGGTGAATGTCGACCAAGCGTTGTTCTTCTCGTCAAACACAACGGTATTCCCGGTTCCAAAATAGATCATATACATATCATTCTGAACATCGTAAGCGCCGTATGTTACCAGCTCCCCAGCTTCCATACGGGTTCTGCATATATTTGAGAACCAGCCCCTCATACCGTACTTGGAAATCTCTTCGATCCCATTAGTGCTTAATCTAACAACCACACCGCGAGCCATATCCAGCCAGTAACGTCTATTCCCGATTGCTTTAAACGATCTGAAGTCCTGAATTCCGTACACACCAGCATACGGCACTGCCTCAGACAGAACCTTTTGTTGAGTATTAAGAACGCTTGATTTTCCGACCCCATCATACATCAGTGATCTATCAACGTACACCTTTGAGGTCTTATCCTCCTGAATCATAAGGAGATGATCACCCTCATTATGTAGATGAATGATGTTTCCGAAGGACTTATTGTACTCTTCGAAGTTCACATCCGGATAGAACCTATTCAGGTTATTGATATCTGTGTTCGGGATTATCACCTCTGAATACATCAGGGTAGCTCTCCTACGGGTTTCATCTTGATTGATAACGGCTGTAGCTCTACCTTTATCATAGTGTTCAGACTCGATAAAGTCAGAGATGTCATATCCCTCGAAAGCAATATTTGCATAGTCGGGGGCTGCTGGTAAAGCTGTGTCTCCGTAAGGCCAATCATCACGACTCTTAAGGTAGGCGTCACCGCTGATTATAGTTGTTGATCCTTCTATAAAGTTTGCTTCAGTATATATAGACTCAGAAGCTTCAAGTTCCTTACTCGGCCTGAATATTTCAATGATTGATGTTGTAAGAAACTCAGCCGTTTCTGATCCGGTCATCCCATCAAAGGATGGAATGGCTATTGCATATCCCTCGGTAGCAGTTCCGACTTTACCGGAATCCGCATCAATGATCTCAGCTTCATATAATTGCTGTGTCCAGTTGGTAAGCGTTAGAGCCGGGGTAGCGTGATGCTCAGTAAGTGCGCGAATCCTATCTCCCTTTTCCCATTGGTATGCAAGGTTTCCGCCTTTAGTCGTATTCCATTCTGCAATACATCCAATATCTATCCATACATTTCCATCGACAATAGCGCCGCGAGTAGCCAGTTGCATTGACTGATCGTAAACACTCGCCCTTGAGTACACGATCTTAACGGTTTCAGCCCAACTCGGCATAGCGTTGTTGATCGTAACCTGAATTTGAGCATGTCCAGCCCCAACATACGTGTTTGGTGTTAACCCTCTCTCCCCAATCGTTTTAATGTATACTTTAGAGTCATCCTTAATCTGAGTACCATTTGTGCGACCGTATTTATCGTAATACTGAAGACCAACATTATACCAAGCCCCGCTTTTAAATGTCTTCGAGTGAGCGCCTTCTGTCAGAGTGATAGCGAATGCATCGTTGGCTGTTGGCACAGAATCCGGTGGAATATTATTTGTACTGATATCGTGAATATCCATAAACTCATTGATCGTGGCATGCCAAAATTCTGGAGCAATGATCTTGGCGTATACATCAGCCCAAGTATCACCATATTCAGCGTAAACAGATACGTAACCAAACGCTCCCTGTATGTAATCAATCGGTACGCCCGTCATAGCCTTTCCAGCAACAGTGATCTGATCTCCGGGTGTTGGGCTTGCTTTATATTGAGCAGCCATGTATGTCTGGAAATTCCCCGCGTTATCAATACCGAATCTTGTATTACCCGGAGTAACCGTGTCGGTGTCAGTCCTTTGCGATGTTGGGTCTGCTGAATCGTTATAGATAACCTCTAAGTCATAATCAACATCTATATCGTCAAATCCGTTCAGATTATCACCAGTGACCACTCTATTGCTTGCAAATTCAAGCGTTTGAGCTGCCTTAGGAACGTCATTGAATAGCTGATTTGATTCATCTAATGCAATAGGATTATATAGTCCTTCATTATGGAACCTGTACGTTTGGGTGCCGCCTCCAAGGAAGGTGCCGTCAGCGTCGACTGTCTTGACCAAGAAAAAGTCATTGTCATTTCCTGATCGCGCAGCAACTTCAATCTTTTCAACAAGTCCGTTTGAATTAGCTCCACTCATAATGATATCAATCGCATTGATAAGCCCGTCTCTACCAGACATATATGCTGGTGAGAAGTAATCATCACTGGAATAAGCTACGTTACTGATTTGAGAGAACGTAGATCGCATCTTGTTTTTAAATACAAACCTGTATTTGAACTGGAAGAACTTCCCGGTTATATTATTTGACTTATAATCTGTATCTCCAATTAACGCTAGGATAGGCTCGGATAGAGGCGCCACTTGTGCCAGTGTAAGCATATCGGCTGTGAGTGTTCCGTATGTTATATTCTGATCAAACATGCCGATCTCATTCGTTCCGTCAGTCCAGAGTATAATGTCTTCAGTGATGTTAGCCGCCTTAATGATCGTTGCTGTAGTCCAAGGAAGTACCGTTGTTGTCAGTACCGTCGCTAAAACATCCGTTGCTAACGTGTAGCTATAAATCCTTCCTGTTGTGCTGTTTGAGGCGAATACATAAAGCTTATCTTCATGCTCATCCTTGAATAACCCAAGTATAGTAAACCCCAGTGTGCTCAGTCTATTAATCGATGGGAAATTAGTCAAAGAAAGAGACGCTCCATCTTGGTAGTTGGAGGTCATAATGTTCAGAGCATCAATGTATTCACCCTGTCCAAGGAACCTTGGATCGGTGTCTTTATTCATACCCTTATTAAAGAGCTTAATGTCTGGTAGTTGCGGCATTATAATTTCGGGCTAAGTTTGAATCCTTTTCTCATTGACTGTAGAGCCTCGTCTTTGGTGAAGCTACAGACTCTTGCTCTGGCTAATCTCTTCTGATTGTAGTACATCTTCTCTGCCAGCTGTTTTTCCATCAGTGGTATACCTCTTCTGCGCAGTATAGACCTCCAGTAAACAAAAGCCATCAGCGCCTCTTCAGCATATTCAGGGATTAAAGTCTCGTTATCGGTAGCCCTACCGTCTGAAACGTACTCAAGATATACAATAGCATCAGATTCGGTAGCGGCAAATATCATTTCATTGTTCTCGCGATCAATGTCCGGCTGGTAATATCCGTTTGAGTTCTGACCTCCACCAGCTCCAAATACTCCACCATACTGATTTGCGTAGAACGATTCTTTAACAATCGTAGCGTTTGCGGCACCCAGCTTAGGAATATCTCTTGCGGCTCCGAGAGGATGAAGTTTTCCATCATTACCTACAAGCCCAACAAATGAGTGACTTATAAATCCTACTGGAAGTTCGGCTCTTAGGGTGTCATTATCTACAGCAAGCAAGGTAACCTGAGTGTCACCAACTACATCCATAGTTAATTCCTTCAAGCCGCTATTGGCAATCTGCATGTATCGAGCGTATTCATGGGTCGTATTCTGCCCCATTTCACTCATTACGTTTCGTACTATTGTATCAAGATTGATCATGCTCTATTATTTTTGTCCGTCCTCAAGTTCATCATGTGGCGCTTGTTGCTGAATGCCAAACATTTGGACTAATTGTTGTAGTAATTCTGCCTCAACATCTGGTGGTACCGGATAGTCGGCGTCTTCCGCGATATCCTTTGATGTGGGAATATACAGAGCTGTAACAGCCAACGCATTAGCAACATTCTTGAAGTATATCTTCCCGCCTATCAGCCAGCAATATCCCTTCGCCGTTCTCTCCATTGCGGCTCCTCCAGCTATCAATGCATTATGTCCGGGTGTAACTATAGCGTATGCATCCTCAAAATCATCTGTTGGGTTAACCTGATACAAGCCAAGTCCGTAAGGAAGATTGAGTACTGCGCTTGGGAGGGTAATGGATTCCTGTCCGGTTACCGCGTCTGCGTCTGTAGTTAGTCCAGAAGTGTACACCATATAGTCTTCCGCCACTGAATAGTCACCAGCCTTTACGTTTTGGAACGTGTCGAGTCTACAGCGAGCGTCTCTAAGCTGATCTAAGTGCAACATGACCTCACGTATGTCTATAGTGCGATCGGGCTTTAAATGACCTCCTGAGACGATTCTCATGCATTGCTCTGCTATTTGTTTTTTCGTGCTCATTATTTTTGCTGATTAAATGCCATTCCATACTGTGCTATATTCTCCATTCCGAGATTAATGCCAACGTTCGCAAGTACGAGCATAGCAATTTCAAGGAAGAGAATTTCATCGAACCCGAAGTCTGTCGATCCTGAGTCGTCATATACTGGTCTATTACTTGCAACCGTGTAATCCCATAGCGGAGCAATGGGTGCTGCAAGGTACTCCATTTCAACGTTTACAGTTGCCGGGGAAACCTCTAATCCATTTTCTCTTTGCACACAGCCCGGATATTCCGCTGTGGGAGGGATGATTGTACTACCGATCGCCAGCTTCCACTCGGCCTGAGTGTATTCGTTGATTGACGTTGTTCCAGTTACGTACCATCCTGAGATAAAATGTCTCATATCGGCTGGATACGTGATGATTCCTGCTGCCGGGGTTAAGGTTGTGCTGTTCTTCATGAACGGCCTCATGTCATTGAGGATTTGTTTCGATGCAAGGAATGCTGCTTCTCGCTTACTGTACGCTGCGATTTGAGATATCTCTGCGGCAATATTGAATTCCTCCGGGGCAATCCAGCCTCGTGATTCTTTGTTCGATACAAACTGTACGAAGCGATATACCTTGTCTACTCCTAATGCTGCCATCTTATTTAAGTTTTTGTTCCATTGGTTTTTGACCGAGCTTAAGACCAATCAACACACCCTGAATTGTACCATATACGGCAATCAGAATAGTAGGTTGCATGTCACCGAATATCACTAAGTACGAACACAGCAACATATTCCAGAATGATCCTACAATGAAAATCAATCTCGTACCGCTTCGTTCTCCGTTGTCTTCGGTTAAATATCCCATTAGTCGTGCTTCATGTGTTCGTCAAGCTTCCCCTCGATCCTTAAAACTATATCGTATGTCATATCGACCTTCTCTTTGCTCGCCTTATCTTTTAGGGCATCATTCATTTCTTTATCGTGCCTCTCGATGTTATTTGCATTCGTTTGAATGTTGTCTTTCATTTTCTGATTCCCGGCAATAGCGCTGATTCCAAACGACATTAATGCTAAGATAACAGTAAATATAATCGACCATGCCCACTTGGGCATTCCTGATCTCGCTATTAGTTCTCCCATAGTCAATTTTAAGAGTGTTAGTAAAAAGTTGAATCCGTGTCAAAAGTACGAAAAAAAAACGAGAAAAACAAAAAAAAGGGGAACAAAATTGCTCCCCTCTGTAAAATAGGTGTAACCTACTATGCCATAAGTGCTTCGGTCTTCTTCGCGATCTCCTTAAAGACTTCCTTTCCGTCTTCATTGGTCATTGTCCATTCAGCGAACCAAAGAACGCCGTCTTGTCCGGCGGGAATAGGTGTAATCAGATTCTTCGCATCTCCATGTTTCCAGAAGGCTCCTTTGCCACTGATCTCAAGGACGCTGACTGAGCAGGCATCCATGATCACTTGCTGCCTCTTTGTAAGAGGATCATCAAGTCCAGCCATGAAACCTTTTGGGTCTTTACCCGCGAGGGTAACCATGTCGTGCTTGATCTCAGCTGCGCTTCTCTTCACATTGACACCACATACCCTTGCGTAACCTCTGATCTCCTCGAAAGGCAGAGTAAATACGAGAGCCTTAGCTCTTGCTACTGACTCTTCAGATTCGAGAGCTTGTTCAGCATCTTTAGCTGGGTTCAGCTCTATAAACATAATCCGCTTCTCTGATCTCCTATGAGGATTTTCGGCGTTATGATTTGATAGAGTAAGGAACTCAATCAGTGATGGGTTTGTGTATGCAACGATTATTGAACCGTTCTGGAATATGATTTCAGACTTAACCACTACCAGTGGTTGTTCGTCCTTATAGATACTCGACTCGCCAACCGCATATCGGATTGTACGGGTCTTATTTGTTTTGGGATCGTAAATCTCTTCTTGATTAGGAAGCACTTTTATTGACGGGTAATGCCTGCCTGTAAGGGCGGGTTTTTGGTTGCGCTTCGTTAATTTGAAGTGTCGTGCCTTCAGCATGCTACCCAGAGGGGCATTTTCTTTTTCTCTCATGTCTATAATATTATAAAATTAAAAAAAGCAGAAGGGCCGAAGCCCCCCTGCGTATATAAAAAAGAACCTAGTTCTTAGTAATCAGTGCAAACCTGTTTGGTGCGAATCCTTCGAATCCACGCTCAGTACGGTAGTTACACTTCAGTTCATCAATCCCATTTGTCTTTTGGGCAAGAACTGCACCACCAGTTAACCAGTGTTCCATCTCACGGCTGTATCCACCAGCTTCCTTATACCTGACTTGCAGGGAAGGGATGCTTTCGCGTGATACAGGGTCGATTTGGCTGTCACCGGGAATAACCAACGCCATTGTACGGTACTTACTGTCGGCAGAACCTACAGTCGTGTAACCTAACATTTGCGTGTAGTTAAACGCATCGTATGGCTTCTTGTGGTAAGTATAACCAGCATAGTTGAATGAACGGAAGCCCATTGCAACAGCTTTTTCACCACTACCTTCGAAAGTACCGAAGCTGGCACCACCAGCGTCAAAGTAATCGAAGAAGTTGTCATCGATGTCAACAGATAGAGTAAGACCACACCACATGCTGTTCTCTTTCGCTCCCCTGTTCTTATCCAGAGTGATTGTAGTAGAACGGAAATCGTCTTTGTCGTAAGATACGGCATATCCGATATCGTTTCCGCCTTCTGCGAAAGTGATCAGTCCTTCAGTACCGGACATTCCGAGTCCAGAAAGAACGGTTGCTCCAGCAGCTACTTGCTCCCCAACTAACATTTGCATTTCTGCATAGTCGTTGAAACGCTGGTAGGTATCGCCTTCGCGTTGGTTGCTTCAGAACCAGTAACTTCATAAGCTTCCTTGATGATCATCACGGTATTCAGATATTTGATCACGTTAGGAGTAAGTCCGTCAGGCTGGTCTGTTCCTTCACCAAATTCGAAACCAGTGATAATTGCTTTACCGTTAACGATATTAGCAACAGTCGCGTTAGTTCCGTCATAAGGAAGAACAAGGATTAAACATTGGTTAGCAGCAGAAACACTTTCTGCGGTAGTGTAACCAGAAACAAGACTCCAAGCGCCAGCGTTAACAGATACACCAGCTACAAGAGCTACTGTTCCATCTTCGAATTCAACTACGTTGTTCGGGCGAACAATTGTGTAGTCCTGCTCGTCTTGAGAAGTGTCAGCATCATCAGCAGCAGATACATCAAGGATGTAACCACCAGTAATGGTACCGTCAGAAGAAGCACCTTGGGTTGCATCATCCGCTACAGTTAGCGTTTGGTGAAGCCAATCTTCCTCAAAATGGATGTATTCATAAGCCGCTACGGGCTGCTTTCCACCAACCATATCAATGAAACCAGTAAGCGACTGAGTTCCATAACGTTTAACGAGCTTCTCGCCTACGTCTGGTTTGTGAATTAAGTCCAAGAAGTCGATAGAACTAACGTAGTTCTGAGTCGTTGCTGCTTGAGCTACAGAGGGTACTGCATTAAAAAAAGCCATATTTATTAAGTTTTTGAGTGTTAAAAATTATTTTCCCAATATCACTGCCGCTGCTTGATCTATTACAGATGCGGCTGGATCAACAGGTGGTCTTGAACCCGGAGCTACGAAATTAGGATTATTGAGGTCTTTGAGTACGCCGTCCTTTCCTTCAGTCTTACCATAAGCGGCTAATGCTGGGCCTATGTTATCGATGTTCTCAAGTATTGCCATGTCACGAACGAATGCTGCAACGTTATCGCTGCCGTCTGCGTTCTTGTAACGATCAAAGAATTTCCTCGGATCAGCATAGTTCTCCTTAATAGAAGCTTTTGCTTTGTCATCCAAATTGAAGTCGAAAGAAACATCGTCCGTGATCTTGATGACAACCTTTTCGGTTCCATCTACACCTTTAGATAAGTCTCCACTCCATTTTTCGAGTCCGGCCTGTTGAGTCGCTATGGCATCCTGTTCGGAAGATTGCGGCACTGACCATTTCTGTTGATGCTCAAGGAGCGCTTTCCGCGCTTGTCCGGCGTCTTGCTTCAGGGAAATTTGTGCGAGTCTTTTCGCATCCTCCGAAGCGTCTTTAGCAACGCCGTACTTTTGAGTTAACAGAAACTTTATATCATCTTGTGAGAGTCCGTCGTCATTAAAAGTCTGCATCTTTGCTGCGAGAATGTCCACATCGGACATCTGGCTATAATCTACAGTCTGAGTAGTAACGAAGTCCTCAAACTTTCCACCTCCGGAAACATATTCATTCAGCTTTGCAATCTGTTCGTTTGCGTATGCTGAAGTTGATACTTCCTTCAGTGCGGCATCAAGTTCCTCGATGCTCTTAAATCTTCCCCCGGTCTTCTCTGATAACAGCGTCCCGAAATCTCCAGAAGGCTTAGGGTCAGTTTGTATTGTCTTTGTTGGATCAACAGGAGGGTCAACCGGAGGATCAACCGGAGGGTCAACCGGGGGTACCGGAGGATCAACTGGTGGATCAACTGGAGGAGTCGGTGGATCAACTGGGGGATCAACTGGTGGATCAACTGGTGGTACCGGAGGATCAACTGGTGGATCGGTAGGCGGATCGGTTACTAAATTTACTCCTGCTGCATCTGCCATAGCTTGCGCTACGGGGTCTAAGTCTTTTGGCATAACATTAAATTTAAGTTGTGATTATAAAATCGGTTACAAAGATACGGAAAAAAATCCACATCTCCAAATTATTTAGAATAATTCTTAATAATACTTTTCACATAACTAGCTCTTCTGCTCGTTATTAACCTGAGCTACATCAACCTTTCCTACATTAGTCTCCTTGATTTCACGCATTTTACGGATGTGTTGGTTCTGCTCAAAGTCTTCCTTCAGCTTGTATTCAGCTGCTATCTTTTCGGTTTCAAACTGGATATCCATCTGCTTAAACTTCATCTCAGATTCAAACTTTTGCTGAATTTGGATTTGATTCTCTTGAGTCCTCGCCTGAGCAGCTCTTTGTTCTGCTTCAGCCTTATCTTCAGAGTACTTCTTTCTTCTCAGAGTAAGCAGCTGGTTAGCAAGTTTTACGTTCTTGACATCACGGATCATCTGCGCGTCCTCGATACGTAACTCCTTCTCAGCAAGCGACTGCTGGATGTTTTGTTCAAGATGGGCTTTATCCTCTTCGTTAGGCTCAACTTGGATTGCTAGACCGAACTCGTGCAGGCTAACGTCTCGCGTTACCTCTATTGCGGTCATATTCTGCTCACCAATTGCATGCACGTATCCTTGATATGGCTTGTGATATTTAACCAAGTCCTGAATCATAAGTACGGCAGACTCAGCTGTGCGCCTATATATATTAAGGTAGGCATCGTTTATCGATCTGGTCGCGTTGTTTGAAGCAAGTAGATTAAGCTTCGCAACACCAACAACAGAATCCTTGCTTGGAACGTTACCGTCCCTTGCTTCATTGACACCAGTAGTGTCGCGGAGACTCTGCATGTAATTATCTTTCAATGCCAGAAGCTCCCCAAGCGATCTTCCTAATCCACCTTCAAGTTCTGAAACTGGACGTGTGCTACTTGGATTCCCCTCGTCATCGAGAGTCCTATAATAATAGTTACCCGTCTGGTCGTAAATCTCCTGTAGCTCCAACGGCGTGAACGATACGCCTTTACCTTTTGGTACATTCTCAAGTGAACCAACTTCCAGAGCCATACCCTTTGGACGGGCTTTAGCTACAAGGTGCTGAATCTTAAGGTGAACCAACTGGATTTGATTGGCAACTGGGATCATCCTCTCAGTCAGAGATTGGTTTCTCATGAAATCCAAGTCCGGTGAGTAGATAATATAATCGAGTTTCGTTTTATGTAGAGAAGATTTAGCCCTTACCTGATTTTCTGCTTTCTTATAATCCCACATAATTCCACTACTAACAATCCACTTGCCACTGTACTTGCATTCATAGTCAGTGATAATGAGTTCGCGCTTATACTTGCTTTTCTTCGGTAGGATATATCCTTCCGGGCGCTTATTCATTGAATATCCACCGAACTTATTGTACTTCTTCTCGTCCGTTCTTGAGTTCGGCACAATGAATTGAGCGTCCATTACGTCGACCAAGAAGCTATCGAACTCGTAATACTCATATCCTGAGTTCGTTATGATTGGTATAGTTCTAAATTTCTTTGCATTACCATGCTTCCCAGCGAATTGGGTCGCAATGTATTCATACTCTTCCGGACTGATCTGGTTTCCCGCTTCAGCTTTCAGGGCCGAAATAGTGATGCGTTTGATCTCTCCAGCATGAGTGATGTTGCTGTAATCGTTGTCGTCAGAATATGTGGTAACCATAAACATCGGATCGACATAGCGTATGATAATACCACGATGATCAAGTTCGGTTTTTACTGCGCCAGTGCCGATAACAACCAAGTCACGGATAACACGCTTCGCAACTTCTCTCCATTCATTGATGGTCATTGCGAGCTTAAGTCCTTGTTCTATAGCGATTTCACACGCTTGCTTATAGGTAAGCTGCATGTAAAGTTCAAGATCGTCTTGATCTACTGGTTCATAAGTAGAATCCTGAGAGAGAGGCATTCCGGTCATGTTCTCGATATCCTTCAGGAAATCCTTCATAACCATCTTTGTCCTGATCTTCAACTCGTCTTGCTTCTTCTTGTCTACTGCAACCGGATCGATTGCATCAGCCTTAATGTGGTAGTCTGCATTTGTCAGACTGTTCACTACAATGTCCACGAATTTAGGGAGGATAGGCACTATAGACCAATCGAGATTGATATAGGACTGATCACCATTAGCGGCAATTAAGTCCTTGTATTGTTGAACACCCTGCTTTCCCCCAGCGTAGTCCCTCGCTGTCTGCCAGCGTAGGCGCCTTGAGTCCAGAAGGACGTTATTTTCTCCAGCCCAATCGTGGTATAGGCTTCTGAAGTACTGTAATCCGTACTCTAATGTTGCTTTTTCCGCTTCTGATGCGAGCGGATTTGGGTATCCGTGATGATTTTCCATGCTTAACTCGTTCTAACTGATCGTTTTCCTGAATTGTTAAATGTTGCTACTAATTGATAATTGTCCTGAATCTCAACCTTCTTCCTCACGGCTTTCTGTGTCGCGAGCAATGTTAGTCCGGCTGCTACAGTGGCATCATACTTCTGCCAATCCCAAGCTTCGAAGATCAGCAGATCATCAACCAACTCGTTGAAGAACATAGTGCCGCCTTCTCCAGACTCCAAATCGTAACCGCAGCAGTCGTAAACATACTTCTCTAAGTTGTTTATCAGCCCGTCCCTTACCACGTCTCCGGAGGTGGGAATACCGAGCGTCGTCTGGCGCTTACTTGATTGTGTGTGCGTTGATTCCGGGCGTTTCATGAGGTAATGCTTGTAGCCTTTATCCTCGAACCAATTAATCATACCGATCTTGTTGTTCTCGACAAGTATCTGGCACCCATAGAAAATGCACTGTCTTAAAATATCTTCGTAGAACTCAAACACAGTCGATGGTCGGTGAACGTACTGACACACAAACTGATATGTCCCTTCTACAGCGGGATTATACGTTCTGAAAACGTATGATGCACCCTTCGAACCCCTTGGATCAGTGGTCTTTGAGTGGTCGTATGGGTCAGCTCCAGAGACAAGCGTTGTGATATTTCCGGGCATAAGCTTTCCCATTTGCCCTGCCGATATCGAATTCTGCTGCTCAAGATCGGGCCACCACGTAGCCTTCCATCTTCCTGTCCTTGAAGGAACCCAGTTCACTTCGCTACCAAACCCGTTCTTCCAGATGAAGTTACCCGGAGTAACAAGTCTACTTGCGTATAAGTCGTTCCATTCTCTTTGCTGATACAGTCTCTCTGCATCAAATGCGCAGTTATTTGTCTGAACCCTGAAAGCCTCTTCCGGAGTCCAAGGGAACTGCCTCTTGTGTTCTGCGAGAGCGTTGGTGTTGTTCATGAGAGAATCCCTAATGTTCTGAAGGAATTCTTTAGCTCCAATTGTAACCCATTGATCATTGATTCCCATTACTGGTTTCTCCGGAGTCTCTATTATTGAGTTTCCGTATTCGTCAATGAACACCTCGTTTCCCATTTCCAGCCCATCATAAGCTGGTGTAAAATATCTGTATAACCCCTCTGTAGTGCGGTCGTTAGCTGGCCTGATGTTAGGATCGCTACCGTCCCAGAGAACCTTAAAGTTCTCACCACCCTTACGGGTCATCTCATTCACTGTTGACGGGAAGAATGCTTTTCCAATAATCCTATTAGATAGCGTTGGCTTAACAACTTGCCAGTTCTTGTAGACGTTTGCTTCTTCCCACTTTCCGCCTTCATCACATACGAATCTCGCCAGCTTATACGAGTCAAACGAGTTCTCCGCAGTGTTACCCCATTCTACTTTACTCTCCAGAGCGTCAGACAGTTGTACTGTTCTAACCTGTTTCGTAATTCTTTCTCCCGGCTTATCGAATTCCAATACGGTCTTCGGGTTATCCGTTCCAGCGATCATCGGCTGATAAAAGGCGGGTAGTGAACGGAACATCTTCACAAGCTTGTAGAAGAATTCCTTAGCGTCTCTACCAGTTTTACTTAACAGCGCACCGTTCGCATTACGTGTTCTGGTGACGTATTCCAGTACAATAGCAGCGCCCTTAAAGGTAGCTCCTTCTCGCCTGTGCTTCACCATGATCATGCCATAACACTTTGGATCGATCACGCATGCTTGCCAGTATGTGAAAAATCTCCTATCTCTATCCCTGTATTCAGGGTACCCAATATCAATCTTACACCACTGGATGTAGAAATAATGAAGTCCCGTAATATAGGTCGGAACTCCGTTGTTCATAAACCACGTTCCATTCAGTCGTCGATCAGCATCAGCCATGATCCAATCGACCTCTTCATCAGTGTATTCCTCTTGCGGTTTATCCCATCTGAATCCCTCCGGAAGTTCAAGCCTTTCCCACTTCTGATTCTTCTTTACCTTATTGGAGAAGAGAATCTTTAGCTTCCCCGGCTTCTTAGGCAGGGTGATTTCTATGTCCGATAACGTCTCAACAGCTCCCTTGTTCTTAGGGAATAGTGAAATGGAATAGAGTAGATTAGCTTGACTTTCTTGAAGTGAATTCATAAGCTGCAAAGATACAAAAAATAATCGAGAATTGCAAGTTAGCCTGCCATTTTTTCCGCAAACCCACCCTTAAATATAGACTTTTTGACAGCATCGGCTGCATCCTCAGACATTTCGCTCAGGTCTTTCAGCATCATTCGGATTTCGCTCATGATGTATTTGGCATCATCGAAGCACTCTCTCTTGGCTTTAACGGCATTTCTCTCCTTGTCATCTTGAAGGTGAGTGTTGATGGGCTTCCGGACAACTTCCAGTAGGGTTATAAGCGCCTCTTTACCAGAGATCAGTAGCTCATAATCAAAGTCTTCATATACCCGGAAGAACCGCGTCAGCATATCGCCGATCATCGGGTTCTCATTCGTAAGGATTTTTTTGTGGAATTGCTTCGGAACTTTCGCCTTTTTGAGTGCAAGTTCTTTGCGTTCACTCATATCCTTGATCCCTGAGAACTCCGAATCCGGCCCATATGTCAATATCAAGTAACTGAAAGCTACCTTAGTATCGAAAGTAAAGTTCGGCTCAACGTTCATTGGCTCTCCCGCCTCGTTCTCTCCCGCCTGTTCGGTGTGCTTCTCCCTGATCTCATCGATATTAAACTCAGGATACTTAAGTAGTTCAGAATAATCCATTAGACATTTATTTTTTGATCTGGATCAACGGTGCAAATGATGTCTCTCAACTCCATCCGGTAGTAAACCTTTCCGTCAACCTCGATTTCATATTCGCAATTCTTGTTAAACAGTACACGATCCCCGTCCACGAGTCCAGCATCTTTGGCTTTATCGCTCAGGAGCCGAGCAATGCCGATCTTCTCAGCATTATCAGTATCGTTTTTGGTCGATAGTCTGATTCCGGACTCAGATCGGGTCATTCCCAATTCCCCGTAGGTAATAGGCTCTACGAGGATAAAGTTCCCAAGTGTCTCCAATTTCTTTCCTCTCTTTCTACAGTAAATTTGATTGTATTCCACAAAGCTCATGTTCTTCCCGACGGGGATTTCCTGATCATCAACGAAGTGATGAACCCACACGAGGTCACCTACTTCGACGTCATCCCTTCCAGTGGAACGAACCATAGCCATTTGAACGGTGTGCCAGTAAGTACGAAAGGCGGTATCCAACTGTAAAGTCAGATGACCCACCTCTATCGTATTATTGGAGCGCTTCTGCCGCTCTACGATTGTCCTTCCATTAAACGAGTTCATCTCCGACTTGGATATCGTATTCGACAGTGATTTGCCCATTCATGAATGACTTCCAGACCTTTATCACATCAGCGTTTTCCTCCCTGACATAAACATCATACTTGTTAATGCCATAGTCAGCAAGGTAACTGGTGTCGTGTAGAATCTGAACAATGATCATCCGCCCTCTGTTCTGGGCTTGACCGACTACATAGGTTAATCCCTCCTTGAGGTCACCTATGGATATCTTTCTTATAATTCCTTGTGCTTCCATTTTATTGTCTTTTAAATCCAAGTGTTTCTTTTTCCGCTTCAATGTCGGCTTCGAAGGCCATCCCTCTATCCAACACCGGAATCCCAAAAACGTGGATTGTTACTCCTGAATCTTGTTTCTTTATGAGGCCCGACTCCTTGTCGAAATAAGTCCTCTTGTCTTTATATCTTCTTTTCCAAATCGCCATTATGCTCTCTTATCAACTATAACACAATTGGTTGTGATGATCATCCCCGCCACCGAAACCGAGTTCTTCACTGCTGACTTGATCACCTTTGCGGGATCGATTATGCCAGCCTTATACAGGCTTTCAAAGCTGTCAGTCAAGGCGTTGTAGCCATAGCTGATATCTTTGGTTACAAACGTGCTCCGCTTTACTGCCTTAATAACGCTCTCTCCATCAATTCCGCAGTTCTGAGCCATCACCCTGAGAGGCTCCTCCATTGAATCCATAACAATGTTATATCCATCCCTATGATCCTCGCTTACATGCTTCTCACGCCCTCGCATGCACCTTATGTATGCAATCCCTCCACCCGGAACGTATCCGTCCTCTAACGACGACTTAGTGGCATGTACGGCATCCTCAATCCGGAAGTAGTTCTCCTTCATTTCGGCTTCTGAGTTTCCGCCTGCATAAATCACACCTATTCCAGCCGTGAGATTTGCAATACGCTTAGATAGCTTCCAAGCCTTTGTTCCGTCATGATCCTGCTTCTGTTCGTCCTTAATCACCGCAACCTGATCAAAGATATCCTCCGGTGCTCCATGCCTACCGATTATAGTAGTGCTTTGCTCGTCGACCACAATACGATCAGCTGAGCCAAGATGCGCCATTGTAACATCGGTTAATCCGACTTCCCCTACCTCTGAAATTACCGTTGCGCCAGTAAGAATTGCCAAATCCTTCAGTGCATCGGTACGATCTGACCCAAAATCAGGTGCAGTTACCGCTACAACGGGAAGACCCTCTTTCGTCTTGTTCTGAAGCAGTGTACCAAGTGACTCACCCTCAATGCCGCCACAGATAATCAGGAGAGGGACTTGCTTCCCTTTATTCCTCATTTCTTCTACTACGCAGTTCAATGCGGGTACCATATCAGTGAAAGGCCCATCGAATACCTTATCGGTAATCATAATCTTGACGTCTGAATATTCGGCGGTTTTTCGACCTTCGTTGGTAATGAACCCCGGATGAATCATCCCGGAATTGATCTGACAACCATCCACAACACTAACGGAGTTAGACCCAGCCTGTGTTTCCTCAATCCTGATTGCTCCATTCTCACCGACAGAATCAAACAGGTCAGCAATCATTTTACCGATTTTTGGATCATTGTTTGAGGCGACGGTGGCAATCTGTTTGGTAGTCTCCTTGTCGGTAACCAGTTTCTTAAGAAACTCAACCTCTTCAGCTAAGTCCTCGGCAGCTAAATCCATACCACGCTTTAAGTCCATTGGGTTCGCCCCGGCTTGAACGTACTTCATTGCCGTATTGATCATGAATCGAGCTAGAACTGTAGAAGTGGTTGTTCCGTCTCCTGCTTCTCTGGCTGTCCTTTTTGCTGCATCACGAACGATATTGATTCCCGCCTGAGCGATTGAATCTACTGAATGTACCTGTGCGGCTACGGTTACCCCGTCCTTTGTTACTACGTGTTCGCGACCCACATTGAAGATCACGTTACGTCCTTTTGCTCCCAGAGTAGAACCTACGGCGTCTGCGAGAATATTCACACCAGACATTAATCGATCCCTTGACTCTTCGTTAAATTTGATTTCCTTCATTTTCTTTGAGTATATTTATGTAAGCTTTAATTGATTCGTACCTGTCTGTCTTCGATTTAGTCTTCCAGACAAAATACGGATTGATCATATACGTCGACTCTCTTTTGCCGTCGTCACTCATTGACACCATTGCACCGCACCGTAGTAGCTCACCGACCGCTTTTTTAATTGTCACGTCAGCATATCTTTCGTTCGATGCTATAAAGTGAGCGGCATTAAATGATGCACGACCGTTCTTATTCAGTGAAACCCTATTCCATTTGTCCATATCGTTGATCGCCCAAAGAAACAGGTTTTTTGCGCAAGGCGTCGATATCTGCGCAAATATTGTAAATACCCCCTTATATAGCTGAGAGAAAGACTTCTCAACAACCACATTATCGTGCTTCTTCCATCGAGAAGTCCTCCCAGTGTCTATATAGAGGTGCTTCACGATTATCTGATATCTCGCACATACAGGTCTTTGAGTTTTTGCTCAAGGTCTTTAATGGTTCCGAAATTCTTGATAATGGACAGGAATGCTCTCGTCTCAGCTGCATACTCAAGGCATACGTGCGTCAGATAATCCTTATCAGACTCAGCTCCCTCACGATGAACCACAAACATCACTGGTTCCCAGATACTACGAGCCTTTTCCAGCTCCTTAAACTGACCAAGCTTGTAATGCTTCATCCACATTACTTCCTCGGTACGCCTCATATCGGTAACAATGATATGCGGGATAGCCATCTCCTTCTCGTATTCCTTAAATAGAACAGGGTCTAATGCCCTCTTAGTCCAGTAATTCTGACCATTCTCTAGTTTTTTACCTTCAGCGTACCTGATGATGCCTTCGCGATTAGCATCCTTCCATTCACG